GTCGGTCAATCGTGAAGCTATTTGGCTCAATCCGTGTGCCGGACCGGAAACCATTCCATACTCGTCACCTGCTTGCGGTACGAGCCCTCCTGCGGAACGGTTGGTCGGAGTTGAAATGTTGACCTCTGATGCATACGCAAAGACGCTAATGGAAATAGGGTCGGTGGCCCCATTGGCATGCTGCAAAAGAGAGAGGGTAGATATGGTGAGTCTGCCCATCTGATCCCATTCACCAAGTGGGATGTCAAGGGTGTTTTTGGGCCAGAAGAAGGGGAATACAATTTCTCCTCCTTCCGACGTCGTGGGGTTCAAATAAATATGAGGACGCTGGGATGCTTGGACGATATCTGCGTCAACTCCATTACGGAATACAGTATGATCGTCTAGCAGTGGGAGATACGAGGCTGAGGCAATGGCTCGCCCGAAATAAAACGGGTTACCATTGATAAGAAATCTAACGTGCAACTTAGCGCGTAAATTCTTGAAATTGTTCAGCCTATTAATCACCCGGGGATTCTCAAAGAATAGACTCCACGGATCAAGAGTAACAAACAGGGGGGAATTGATATCCCACTCCAAGTCTGCTATACGAACAGGGCGAGAAAAGAAATCCTCGACCGTGTCCGAAGTGTCAGCATTACGGTATGTCTTATCAAGTGAGCTCTTGGTCTCATAAACCCATCCAGGTCGCTGATCCTTGAATTCGACATTTTTCTGGCTTCCGCCATTATGTTCATTAATAGATACAGAAAAGTTGTTCATTGTTGAAATATATACATGTGTGCGGACATGAAATCGCGGTTTCCGCACTAACCCTGCCCACTTAAAGCGTGGGAACTCGCAAACAATAAAGTGATCTCGGCGCGTTTTGCCGCTAGCCTCTATAAACATATGTTGAGGTCTTTTAAACAATATGTAAAATTTGTACAGGGTTTTGTCACACTGACTCTAAAAGTCGTATGACGCATCAGATGCGATAGATGACTCATCATCTTCTTCGCTTGATGTAAGGTCGGACACGTAGTCCAAAGCGAGCAGTTGCCAGACTGCATCGCGAGAGAGATATAATAGTTCGCAATTAACCGAGAGACCTGATTCCTCCAGTGACTCCCGGATGGCAGGTATCAAAACGGCATAAACTTCGGGATCATGACGAGCTATTTCTCGGACGGCATTTTCTATGTTGCCGCGCATAATTTCTTCTTCTGTCGCATTACTACTGTGATGCATGTGTAAAGATCTGAGGATTGATGAAACATCCAGACACGCAATGTAATCCCCAACATGGGGTTCAAATCGGAAAGATCTCTTGCAGAAAGAAGATTCAAGGATAGGAATGAAGTCCTCCACTTCTACTCCATCCTTATTACTACCAGTGAACGTAATCCCAATTGTATCGAAAAATTTTCGCAAATTGGTGAACGTGTACAAGGGGTTGGTCTCCCATTTTGGACAATCAATACTGTCATCACCTACAGTGGCAGTAGCAACTTGGCTTCTGAAAGTGCCCGGAAGAGGTAGCTTGGCCTCTTCATAAATAGAATAGTAAGCAATTCGTTTGAGGAGAACATTGCAACAACCGCCCACAAGAATTGTGACCCAGATACCAGATGGGTTGTATCCATTGAACTGCACTAAAGTACCATTGTAACTCCAGTGAGCTCTAGGGATGGCCGCGCAGAGACCGTTCATGATCACCAGGTCTTCCTCGGAATACCCGATGTTTCGTGCGATCTCTAGAAATACACCACTCGCTGCATCAATCATCTGAGCGGAAAGCATTGTGTCATATTTCTTGTAATCTCCTTCGATGACATACTC